GTTGACCTTTCTTCTTTATTTTCAGATATTCGATTTTTTAGTAGTCCATTCATTACAGAAAAAATCTGAATATCTAAAAGGTCCTCAATGATAGCTCGTCTGTCCGTTAACTTCAATTGCATGAATGGAGTAAACGAAGCTGAACCAAGAACAACAATTTGAGTAAAGGATTTGTAATTTAACTTGAGGATTGTATTTTCTAGGTATTCTTGTTGATCTGTAATCTTAGCATCTTGATTAAGCCGTTTGCCATCTACATAGATCTCAAAAATGTTCTTTTTAATTCCCCTTCGTATCTTGTAATCTTTGCTGCCGATAGTAAATTCAATCTCAGCAATAGTTCCGCCATTGTTGACGGAGTTCACCAACTGGGGTTTATTTACTCTTCTGAATGGTTTCCCAAACAAAGCAAATGTAAGAGCATCTAATATTGTTGATTTACCAGATCCATTTTCACCAATAATCAATGTTGATGGATTTTTGTCTAATTGTATTTCTGTAAATTGATTTCCGGTACTCAGTAGATTTTTCCACCGAATATTATTAAAATGTATCAAAACTTAATTTTACTCTCTTCTAGATATCTAAAAAATAATATAGTGGATTTAATTAACTCTCGTTCTGCTTGCATTATTTTAGCACGTAATATATCTTTTTCACTCATCAATCGATTTTCTTCTGCTATAGTTCGTGATGTTTTTAATATTGTTATACGATCTTTTACATCATTGAAGCTCATAGTTAACATCGGTTGGGTTACTTTTGCCATTAGTACTCTTTTAATACTTGAGGTTTTGTTTGATGTTCATATCTATATTCAAAATTTTTTAAACCATCCTTTAACACAATACCACACATTTTATTCAATGTAATATCTCTTTCGTGGGCCTGTAGTGCTAATCTTAGAACTACATCATCGGGAAGTTCTACAGTTACCGCTGCCTCTGGTTCTTCATCTCCTATTTTAACACTCGCAAATGAATTCCTATCTCTTTCTCTTTCAATCTCATCCATATCATAATTGGACATTTTTCCTCTCTTTCTTTTTTGCAGTCGTTCTGCATAAGTTTCCATCATACTGTTTCCACAGTTAATGCTTCATTATATAATGATCTCATTAATCCATCTAATTCTACTTTATTTTCCACATTTAAAGATTCCACATATCCACTTAAAATAGTAAGGGTGTCCTCAGCTTGGTCAATAATATCATCATCATTAATATCAAAATCAGAAAAATTTTCAACTACAACCAAATCAGCAACATTAACTTCTTCTAATTTATCTAACACGCTATCAAACCAAAATGGATTGGTTTTCTTTTCCACTACTACCTTGACATAAGTTCCCTCATATTCACTATAATCTTTTTCTGTTAATGATTCAAATGTTTCTTCGGAATCATTATAAAAGATTTTGTGAAACATTTTGTATGGGTTCATAATAAAATTCAATTGGCGCGTATCTGTATCAAAGATATGGAACCCTCTGGGGTCTTTATAGTCACTCCAGGTGATTTCATAAGGATTGCCAAGATAAAAAACTGTTCCATTATTTGATCTATGATGAAAATGTCCGCTCATCACCATATCAAACTTGTCAAAAATATGTGCCTCTAGTCCTTCATTGTTCCAAGATCCAATATGCTGTTCAAATCCACTAACTTGAAGATGTCCCATAAGAATTTGGCACTGTGTATTTTGAATCATCTTCATGCATTCACCATAATTTTCTTCACACACCCAAGGCATCATGACAATGCCAAGTCCATCGAAATCTACCTCTTTTGGACTTGAATACATCCAGGGTTCTTTTTCCCCCTCTGCAGTTGTAAATATTTCTTCTATAGAATTTAATTCATTGGTGTTCTTATGGAAGGTATCATGGTTGCCGATAATAATATGAGTATCAACTCCCATTTTCCACAAACGTTCAACAAAGTTCGTCCGTAGATCATTCAATATCTTAAAATTAATATATTTTCTGCGATCTACTACATCACCTAGATGAATACATGTTTTAATGTTATGTTTCTCTAGATAAGGGAAAAATATATTATCATAAAATTTTCTAAAATATTTAAGAAAAGTCTGCGAGTCTCCACGCGCTCCCCAATGGGTATCTGTTATAAGTGCTATTTTCATGCAGCAATACCCATAAAAAGTTCCAAAGTAGTTGGTTCTACTTTCTTCTTAACGGCTTTCTTTTTCTTGCTCTTTTCGAAATTATCTACAAATTCATCTACCATTACTCTAAAATCTGAATTCTTAAAATCGGTTGCTGTTTTGAAATCTTCATCATAATTCATGTATTCTACATATTCTGGGCTGATTTCATAATTCTGCATACTTTTATATTTTATATATAATTGTTTCTTCTCTTTTTGAATCCTTCGAATGAAGGCATAATAAATGATTTGGGTAAAATATGCGAATGGATTAGATGACTTTTCTGGATTAAAATTGTGAATATAATGTAAACAATTTTCTATTCCATCTGATATCATATCATTTTTAAATGCATAATTTATGAAATTGGGGCGGAAAGATAACCGCTGTGCTATTTTTAAAAATACAGATCCCAAGTATTCTGAAATAATCGGTAGTTCTTCTTCATTATCTTTCGATGTTTGCCATTGCTTTTTATATTCAATCATTGCTTCCAAAAACAATGCATTATCTACATAATGAGCTTTTGCTACCTTTTTTCGTTTTGCCATGATAATTCTCTTTGAGTTATTAACGTAATACTCTTATTATATCACATAATACCCATTTGTCAAGTCTTGACATTTGAAAATAGTATGGTATAATTAGGTGTGGAACCGAAAAGTGTATGATTCTAGTTCATAAACCCGCGAGGCTCAAAATCGGCCAAGATTTTAGACATCTTATTCATTTCTTCTTCCATTGATTCTGTATTAGATTCTTTTACTGTACTCAAATAAAATTTCTTATATTCCTCCCCTAATTCTGAAACGGACATTACACATCTTGCTGCCAATGGTACAGATGTTACATCCGTAAATGGCAACCATTTAAGTAATGCTACATGAGTTGACCTTTGATCTTCATCATATCTGACTAATACTTTCATCGGCCAATGTAATTCTAAATATCCAGTACTTTTAGATTTATCAGGTATTAATACTTTTGAAAATAAAATGTCTCCGTTATCTAATCTTATTACCTTTAAATCTTGTTCATCGAGAACAGGCGTCATTTATTCCTTGATTGAAACGTGATAAATTTTATATGGGAAGCTTTCTTCATCATATATTTTAATTCTTTCCTCGTAATGTTGGAAGGCATAATTTTTCCTACTTCTCCAACATAAATCATCACTAATATCGTATAATATAGTTTCTTTTTTTGTTTCAGATAATCTTAATCCTCTGCCTATTGACTGAAGATTTCTAATGCGACTCTTAGAAGGAGAAGCAAAAACAATGTTATGAAGATTCCTAATGTTGATGCCGGTACTGAATACCCCATAACTAGCCACGATAATGGCATCTTGTTCTGTTTCTGTGATTTTTCTGATTTCTTCTCTTGTATCGGTATCTGTTCCACCATATACAAAAAAAGTTTTCCTATTGTCATCCGTTTTCTCCTTGATCATATCATATAAAATGCGTCCATGCTTTTTCACTAATCGAAAAAGTAACAGAGTATTTGTCTCTAAAGACAATACTAGGTTTCTAATATATTTATTCCTTTTATCATGTGATACCAAATATTCTAGTTCATCTGCATATTTGTATTTCCTCAAAGATTCGCATATTTCTTCAGGATATTTTAACATCAATATTTTTACACTAAATGGGGATAATTGTTTCTTATCAATCAATTTCTTGGTTGTTGTAGCACTATAAACTTTCCCAAATAATCCTTCTAGCACCAATTTGTGGGTTTGAGTTCCATCTAATGTCCCCGTAGTACCTATTCTATGTTCTGCATTTACACATTTGGTCATTATTGAGGTAAGAGACTTGGACTTGAATCCATGTGCTTCATCGCCAATTACCAATTTATATGGTTCAAAAGTTTTCTTATTAAGTTTGTATATTGATTGCCATGTCGAAATAACTACCGGTTTGTCTGAAACTTTATCTTGCCCTGCATAAACTTGATGACAATATTTGGCAGAATCCCATCCATATTCTTTGAAATCGCCAAACATCTGTGATACCAGGGAAGTAGTAGGAACGATTATTAGTGTTTTTACATTCAGTGCTCTTACAATTAAATAAATTATTAGAGATTTACCACTAGCAGTAGGGGATACTATTAAACTTTTTTTGTATGATAAGGCATGATGAAAAGCGGAGAGTTGATAGTCTCTGGGAATAAATGGAAGTTTTAGATTTTCAATGAAGGATTCATTATATTCAATTTTGAGAGGTTTCCACCAATCACCATCTGGAACTACTTTATAATGTCTATTTTCTGCAAACTTAAAAACATATTCAAGTAATCCACCATATAAAAGTTTACTGTAAATATTGAATAATCTTATTTTACCGTCCCATAACCTCATTCTGTATGAAGGCATAAACGTATATCCGGGTACCGTAAAGGTAAAATAATCGCACAGTTCCTGAGCTATTGAAGGTTCACAATTGATTTTCAAATGTACTTCATCAATCTTAGAAAGATAAATTGAATCAGTAATCTTGTCCTTTTGTGAATCTTTTCCAATCGATTGCATTTTTGATTAAATATCCTCTGGTAGATAATCCCTTCACTACGGCTTCAAGATAATCAACCTTTTCTTCTTGTAGTGCGAGTAATTTCTTAGATTCTATTACATTCTCATCAGCATCTATGTATTCTTGTACATCTGCCTTGAGTAATTTGATTCTAAATGGTTCCCAATCTGCAGATTCTAATTCTTCTGCAGACATTCTTCCACTATAATAATCTCTTTTTCTTTTAACAAGACCCGAAAATAGAAATTTTATTTCCTTGAATTTTAATTTTTCGTTGGAATAAAGTATTAAATACTTGTTATGTAATTGGGGGATTTTGACAGATTCTTGTGACAATTCAGTTTCATCAATCGGGCAATCACGGGTCCATGATTTTTGTATTTCTTCAAAATTCATAATTTTTCAATTTTTTAAGGGCTATCAATGTGCCCACTTGTTCAATTATTTCAGCATAACCATCTTCAATCCATTCATTTATAAATTTGGTTACTCCAGGCGTAGTAGGATCAGTATAATCATGAGCAAGACAATGACCATTCAAATAATTCCAATGATGAATAAAGTCTTTCTTAACTCCTTCGTATGTATGATCACCATCAACAAACAACATAGACAATGGTACATTTTCCATTGCGTGAGAATTATCTGTCCTAATATCTATTCGTTCTTTTTCTTCATAGTCATTTAACCAATCATCTACATCAGGGTCATGACAACCCTCGACAACATCAACAGAAATAATTTTTACTTTGGTATCGTGTGTCGCCAGAGCTAATAAAACCGTAGACCCTGCCCAATAACGACCAATCTCTAATATAATATTACCTTTTCTTGTTTTAGGCAATATTTTCCATTGTTGTGAAGCATATTTGTATAACAATCCAGCTTCGTGTAAATCTAATCGAATGATGTTTCTGGTTTCTCTTGGAGAATTAAATAACCATAACAACTGAGCAAAGTCACTAATCATTTATTAAACGTTTAATTGTATAATTTTTGTAAGTCATTGTCATAGTAGCAACCTTATATTCTGGTTCTACTGAAGTGGAATCAAATAAAAGTTCCGATAAACCAATTGGAAAAACACCATTAAAATGTACTTCTAGGAAGGGATTCATATGACTGGATAAAAGAGTTAATATTGCACTTGTGTTCTCCTCATTTTTATCCATCAACCAATCCCAAATCGCTGTATAATTTTTTAAATATTCGTCAACAAGAAAATTTATACTAAGCATTTCAAATTCTATAACACCTAAATTCTTTTGAATTCCTGGCTGTCGTGGGAAGGGCATCTGTGCTGCTTGCGTCGATAGTCCAGGTAAATTACATGTTTGAATAAAAAAACCAACTTCTGGATAACCCACAAGTTCAAATTTAAAC